TCTTCTTTTGAATTGTTATTTTTCCATAAAGGCTCAATTGCTTTATCAAATGGTTTTGAGTCTACTTTTAATTCTTTGAGTGTTTGATAGGTATCACTATTTATTGTTTCTTTCACTGATGGCTCCTTTCAAAAAGCTTGTCCATTCCATTCCTTTTTTCTTCCAACTATAAAATCTTTTGTAAAACTTTTGTTGTTCTTCCAAATGTTCTTGTATAAAATCCTCATGTAGATAACTTGCTGCAACTTCTATAGCATTACCAGTAGCTACTGCCATACTCTCATAATCAGTAGAATAGTTTACATATACAGGCCACTCAGCACATGTTTCATATAACGCTCCAAAGTTATTTGTTATTACATGAACTCCAGAAGCTAATGCTTCTAAAGCTGAAGCACATGACGTTTCTTCAAATATAGATGGGTATACAAACATGTCATAGCTTGGCATTTTTTCTAGAATATATTCGTTTGGTTTGTATCCAATGTAATTTACATTCGGCAATTTTTCTGCTTGTTCATATAAATCTTTAAAATGATCTTCGTTACGTTTTTTAAACTCATCTCCATAGACTTGCGAAGAGCTATAAACATCTAATATAATATTAGGGTTTTTTATTTCTTGCATTGCACGAAGTACAACATTCAATCCTCTCCATGGTGTGCAGTGATGTATAAGTTTAATTGGGTCACCCTTTTTATATATTTTTCTTTGTGGAAAATTATCTATTCCATTTTTTATTACAATACATTTTTCAGTAGGTATATCAAAAAAGTATCTAAACTTTTCATAATTCCAATGACTATTAAACACATACCAATCATAATCATTATGTCTCGATTTATCTCTAAAAAAAGGTTGTAGATTATTTTGATCCCAAGAATTTTTTTGCCATAATATATTTATCTTACTTGGGTCTATTGGAACTTTACCTGGTATAGATGTGCAGATTTGAAATTGGTCTAATAAATCTTTTGAAACATGCTTACTCAGCATCTCCATTTGAATTTCGGTTGCGCCTCGGGGTTGCATTATTTTTTGGTTTCTGCCCCCATAGTAACTCTAGTGACTTTAATTTCGAGGTCTTGTCTGAAGTCATCAGCAGTAGTATCAGTATTAGGGTCAGCAACATCAGCATCAAACTCAGCTTTATCAGCGTAGATTTTACCTGTTCTTTTGTGTTTGACTATTTCTTTTGCTTCTGCTGGTAATTTAATTATATCACTCATTTTTGTCTCCGTCCTTGTCTATTATATTTTTTATTGTGTTGCAACTTCTTTTTTTTATTTGGATTTTTTGTATGCCTTCTAGGTCTTTTCTTTGGTTTATCCCTTGGTACAAAATGTGTAAATTTTTGTTTAGCCATTTTCCTGTGAACGATCAATCAAAGCATAACTTACAATACCTGTGATCTCGTTAGCTGCTCCTGCTTGCATGGATAAAACATCACTTGCTTCTAAATTTAAAGATCCCTTAACCATATTTGCAGTTGCCTTATTTAATTCTTCATAAGATACTTTAACAGCTGATCCACCTGATTTTGTTACTAAAGCATGAGTATCAACATTACTAGCAGTGTCATGTACAGCTTGTATACTTTTTACAATAATAGTTGCATCACTAGGGCACGTTAAAACTGGTGTAACGTTTGTAGTTGTTAAATCAAATGTTTCGCTTTTATATCTTATTGTCATTGCATAAAGTAATTAAACGAATCTTGTTCGTTTTTCAAGTCCTGTTGATATGAAGTATTTAATTGATTTTCAATCGTTGCAAGCCCTTGGTTTATTTGTCTAAATCCTTCTACACTATATTCCTGTGGCGGTTCTGGTACATATACGTTTATCTTAGCCATTATCTTCTTCCATCTGGGTTTACGTCTGCTCTAAATGTTCCAAATCTCCAAGTCTCATCTACCGCAGTATTTTGTATTTTAATATTTGCAAGTCTACCTCTAGCTCTGGTATCTATTTTTTGTGTGCTAGCATTGATTGTAAAAGGACCAAGTTGAGAAGATGCTCCAGAGTCAATTGGAAAATTTTTTAAGAAAATTGTAACTACTGCATTACCTTGAAGATTTTTAAAATCGGGTAAAAATCTACTTAGTCTTAACATAAATTGTCCGTCTCCCTCTGTAGGTAAATCAAAATCACCTGATTGAATGTATGCAGGTATTGCTGTCTCTGTACCATTTAAAGAAATTTCATTATTACCTACCTCATGAGCGTAATAAGTTGTTGCACCAAAAGTATTTGTAGCACCACTTATATTTGCAATTGTCGGTGTACCTGTTGAATCATACTCTGTTGCATAAGGTACATCATAAGTGCTTGCATCTGCATATGAACTTCTAGCAAGTGTCATCGTTGACCAAGTATTTTCTACATAATTGTAAACTACAGTTCTGTTGTTTTGTACAGCAGGATTTCCTAATGGTGTGCCAGAAGGATAGAACCATACAATCTCATTAAATAAAGAATTATGTGAACCATATATAATTTCGTTAGAAGAATAATTTATTCCTACATTTGTTCCAGTAGTCGTGAATACAAAATCTTCTACAAGTGATGGAAGTAATTTAACAGTACCATCGAATACAAAAAAACCTCCACCTGCTCCCATCCAAAACACTTTACCATCTGCATAAACTGTAGCATGTTGTCCAATACATCCACAGTTCGAACCCACTTGTCTAATTGAGAAAGTAAACGGTGGTCCTACAAACTGCATCGTATACGCTGCTTGATCAGTCAAAATTAAATTATAGTCTTTACCAGATACGGCAGCTACAATTTTATTTCCTGTATCAAGTCTAAATGTTCCTGCTGTGTTTACTGATGTTGGCTGATAAACGTTATAGTTTTCTTGATCACTAAATCTAATAAACATAGGATCTTGTGTGGTCGAATCTCCAATAGTTGTTTCAGTTCCAAAATGAACAACGTGCCTATCTCTGTCTGAAGTTATAGTTAATCTTGATGCTGTTGGAGCTCCTGTCATAACTGTAGCCCTAACCGTTAAAGGATTCGAGACACCAGGGTTCCAAGTGAATGTTTTACCATCTTTTACTGTTGCTATTAGTTGTTGTCCAAAATTATCCAATGACCATGTTCCAGGATCAAGTATAACTGTAGAACTAGTTGTAGCAGAACCCCAAGTTCCTCTACTCCATGTACCTGTACCCCATCCATAACCGTATGTTTGAATTGTTGGGCCTATTTCTTCGTAAGGATTAATACTTGCAGATCCAGCTGCAGTCATACCTGTACCAGATTCATTTGTTTTCATTTGAATTGTAAAACTATTTGCATTTGGAACAGTTAAAATTTCATAAGTAAAATCTTGAAAATCTGCTGTGGTGTAACCTGTTGCTCCACCACCAGGTAAACTTACAGAAGTAAAAGTTACATATTCTCCAACATCCAAAGCATGAGAAGACTTATTTACAGTAACAGTATTTGATCCGTTTGTTGATGTAAAAGTTGCACCTGTTATAGCTGTTGCTAAAGGTGTAATGTCATAAAATTTATCTTCATAATAAATATATAAAGCTTTTGAAGTACCAAGTGCTGCATATCTGTTACCTTCTAAATCTGTCCAAGTATGTTGAGCACGTGTTGGTCCCGAAATTGTTTCTTGTCCAATGGCTGTGTAACCACCTATTTTTTCTGGTTGACCATACCTAAATCTTACAAAGTCTCCATCAATCCACTGGCCTTCTGCTCCCGAAGGAGTATCAGCTTTATTAAAACCTGGGGCTATTCTTACATTTCTTAAAGGCATAAGCCATTTTACATCATTTTATAGCTTCATCCAAGTCGCAGGGGAAGGTATATTATGTTCAGATTTAACACCTTCTTTCATAGTTAGCATTATATCTCCTGATATAGATATTCTTGGTACGTCTTTCATGTTCTTTCCAGTTTCGTGAAACATCATAGAAGGAAATATAATCACATTACCAGTTTCGGCAGGATATTCAGCTTTACCGTAATTACTTTGGTTCCACTCTGTAAAGTATGGATCTCTTTTAGGTACATTTAATCCAACCTTATGTGCATCATCATCAAGTAAAAAAAGATTACCCTGCTCATAAGCTTGAGGATAATAGACGAAACTAAAATGACTACTCATGTGTCTGTGATAAGATATGAACTGATCTTTGACTGACAGAGTTGCCCAAGATTTAGTGATGTACGCTTCGAGCAAATCTAGATTATATTTTTGTGCAGATAAACAATCTTTAATTATCTTTGATAGTTCATTATATAATTCTTTAAATCTTATATCTGTATGAAG